CGGAATCATCGTCGACGGCAGGAGCGGCTTGGTCTCGCCGGCGGGCTCGTAGCCGAGCACCTGCCTCGCCTCGGCCTGGCTGAGGACGGGGGCGCCTGCGGCCTTCACGAGCGCTTCGACCTTCCGCATGAGCTGCTCGACGTCGTCGAACGTCAGCTCGAAGTCGTAGTCCGTGATGCCCAGCCCGCTCGGTGCCGGCGCGTGCAGGATGCGGTTGATGATCGCGACGGCGGGCGCCGCGAACGGGACCAGCGCCTGCGTCACGAAGTCATCCGCCTGCGTCTCGGCCGTGGCCCTGTACCCGCCCTCTGGTAGGCCCAGGTTCAGGAGCGAGACGTGCCGCACGGCGAGGATCTCGTCGCGGGCCAGGCGCGCGGTGTTGGGGAAGGTCGGGTCCTCGAGCTTGTGGTCGAGGGGCTGCGCGGTGACCGTGATGCCGCCGGGGTACTGGAGGATGAGGTTCCTGCCGGCCATGTCGCCGGCGTTGGCTTCGAGGAAGCCGCGGACCTGGGTGAAGAGCTCGTCGAGGGCGTCCTCGCCTGGCTGCGCGCCGGTCCACGTCGGGTCCTGCGTGATCGAGACGAGGTACCTGGGGGTGCCGTGGTTCTTGAAGAAGCCCTTGAGGTATCGCCGGTGCTGGTTGTCCACCTCGACGCTGTCGCGGCTGGCGATCCACGCTGGGAGGCCGTAGAAGCTCGACGCGAGGTTCGTCTGGCGTTGGTGGAGGAACTCGCGCGTGGCCTTGTCGCCCGCCTTGCGGGTGCCGAACCGGACGAAGTCCACCGGCTTCCCGAACGGGTCCTCCTGCCTGAGGACGATCGCGCCGTCCCGGGCTTCGTACCAGACGAACTGCGGCAGCAGGTGCGACACCTGCACGGGTTCGCTGCCGGTCTGGTCGCGGAGGACCTCGACGAAGATGTTCCCGGTCTGGTCGTTCGCGACGCACAGGGCCCTCAGGAGGGCGGGCAGGTCGAGCTCGCTGACGCCCTCCCTGCCGATCGTCTCGCGGGACAGCCAGGCCTTCGCGCGGCGGTAGTTCTCGTCGCTGGCCTTGTCGAAGTCGCTGGCGCGGTCGAGGGGTTGCCCGCTCGTGTCGACGTCGCGCGCGGCCAGGTCCCATCTCGCGCCGGAGACGGCGTCGGCGAGGAGGTTGCCGATCGCGCCCAGCCACGGCGAGGCCAGGTAGAAGTCGATCAGCTGCGACGCGGGGATGGGCCAGGGGACGCGCACGCGGGCGTCGTGCGTCTGCGCGGCCTCGCTCGACTCCGCGGGCGACGGGTCGATGCGCAGCTGCAGGGCCGGCTCGAGGTCGAGGGCGGTCGTGGCGAACGCGCGGGCCTTCACGACCGGCGCCGCCTTGGTCTTGGTCATGCGGTGGCTCCCCTCACCCGGAACGCGGATGGTGCCGGGCAGTTGTTCACTGCGTCACTGAGGCTGTCGGCCGTGTCGTCGTGCGTCGCGTCCGGGAACGCCTCGAGGTCCGCGAACCACCAGTCGTTCCAGGATCCGCGGACGACCTTGAGGAGGCCCTGCTCGGCCAGCGAGCTCGCGTGCTGGAAGCGCGTCACCTTGTCACCCGTGGGCCGCACGACGCGCACGGCGATGCCCTGCAGCTCGGGCAGGGTCATGCGCTGCAGGGCGACGGTCTTCCCCGCCTCTCCGGGGTCCTGGGGGATGACCTGGATGACGCCGGGCCCGTCGGCGAGGGCGGTCCTGATGAAGAGCTCCTGGACCTGCGACGGGCTGCCCCTGAGACGGACGGCGTCCAGCACGTAGTGCTCCGGCGCGCGGCCGGGCCCGCGGCCGACCTTCGTGCCGACCGTCCAGTCCGGGTCCGGGTTGCTCGGGCTGGGCGGCGTGCCGGCGAAGTCCCAGGCGCGGACCATCATCAGGCCGGGGGGTGCCTGGTCGACGAGCTCGCACCACGCTCGTTTGAAGAGCAGGCCGGCGCTGTGGCGGATGTTCCAGTTGCCGCCGAGGAGCCGCTCGCGCTCGACGAGCGGCAGAGCGCGCAGGCGAGCGCGGTAGGACGGGTCCTTGGCGAGGAGGGCGGGGTTGTCGTCGAGCCTGGCGGCGATGAAGGTGAACGAGAGGGGGTCGTCGGGTTCGACGGTCGGGTTATCGGCTAGGAGCTGGTCGCGGGTGTCGGCCCATACGAGCTCGTCGCCGACCCTGGCGAACCAGCGGAGGACGCCGCTGCGTTCGGGTATGGGGTACCCGTCGGGCCCGATCCACCAGTCGATGAGGTGGCGGACCCAGCTGTCGGGGTCGGGGTTGCAGGTGCCGCGGGCGTAGGGCCGAACGCCGCTCGTCGTGCGGAGGCGGCTGATGAGGTACCAGAACTGGCCTTCCTCGAACTCGGTGACCTCGTCGAAGTAGATGGCGGCGTACTGCTTGCCTTGGTGGGCGTGCTTGTCCTTGTCGTGCTGGAGGTGGCGCATCTCGATGACGGCCCCGGAGGGGAAGCGCCACTCGAGGACGGGGCTCATGCGGCTGTCGGCGCCGAGGAGCGGGTAGATGCCCTGGCTCTCTTCCCAGAGGCTGCCGGCGCCGATGAGGCGGGTCATCTCGCGGCGGAACATGACCGCGCGGAATCCCGGCCGGTGCACGTGTCGCAAGGGGTCGATGATGGTCGCGAAGCTCTTCCCGGAGCCGGCGCTGCCGCCGTAGAAGGCGATGTCCGCGGCGGTCGCCAGGAACATCTCCTGCGGACCGGGCTGGGGCCGGATCTCGATGACGGGCCGCTCGAGCGTGGTGCTCACGTCGACGCCGCCGCCTCTCTCAACTTTCCCGCGCTCGCCAGGCGCAAACCCCTCAACTGGGCGTGGGGCGGTGTGTCTCGCCGCCGCCAGAAAGGTCCAATCATGGTCAAGCAACAAGTCCAGAAGCTGATCGTCCCGGTCTCCGGGGTACGCCCGCACGCACTGAGCAGTGCGGCCGCCGGCCAGGTCGTCGAGTGGCGTGGCCGCCGCTGGCGAGTCTCCAGCGTCTGGGAGGCGATCTCGCACGGCGCGGTGCTGTTCCGGCTGGTCTTCCTCGAGGCCATGCCGAGCTAGCCCTCCGGCTCGCTAGGGCTGCTGTCGCGGCCGTTGTCGGGGATGTACACGTTCACGACAGCGGCCGCCGGCAGCGGCTCCCCGCCCGGGCCCGTGTGCTCGAGCTGCTGGCGGTCCCGGTACTTCTCCGGCCTGTGTGCCTTCAGCAGCGTGACCATGAGCTGGTCGCTGTACTCACGTACCTGCCCGACCTTCTCGCCCTTCTGGTAGACGGGCTTCAGGACACCGTCCCTCGCGCGGCGCCAGGCTTCCTTCTCGAGGCTGTCGACAGCGACCTCTACCGCGTCGTCCCACGCGGCGGCGAACGCCTCGTCGGCCTTGTACCAGTCGTAGGCGGTGCTGCGGGGGACGCCGGCCTTCTTGGCGGCGGCGCTGACGTTCGCCATGCGGGCGAGCTCGGCGAGGAAGCGGCTCTTGCGCTGCTCGACCGAGTCCTCGCGGGCGCGTTGACGTGTCCGAGTCGTCCGAGCGTCGGCCACGGCTCAGGCCCCGATCGTGATGACGGTCGCGCCGTCGATCGACCCGTAGAGCTGGCGGCACTCGGCGCGCGTGACGACCCGCCTCGTGACGACGAGGGGGTTGACCTGCGTGGCGTGCGTCCACGCGAGACCGGTCAACGCCTTGAGGATGAGGTGTGCGGCGGTGTCGGCGTTGGGGATGCTCTGGGCTGGCCAGCTGGTGGGCGGCAGGTCCTGGTCGCTGGTGTAGACGAGGAGGAGGTCGACGTGAACGTGGCCGTGGGGGACGAGCGGGTGGCCGCGGTGGCCGAGGCCGGCGTGGCGGGCGACGGTGCGGACGGCGTCGACGTAGGCGGCTGCGGCGACGTTGTCTCGGCCGTCGCCGTTGCGTTCTCGGGCTTGTGGCCTGCCTGGGATGACGAGTTGCACCGCCGCCTCCTTCGCGGGGGATCGTGCGCCCCGGAGGGGCGGTGCTGGGGACATGGTAGCAGGCGGCGTGGTGTTCATGAGGGGTCCCTGGTCATCTCCTCGATGTGGACGGTGAGCTTGCCGCCGGTGTGGACGTGTCCCCTGACGATGCGGAGGTCGTCGACCTGGGCGTCGTCGTTGAAGACGCGGGCGTGGGCGAGGGCGTCGAGGACGCCCTTGTTGAGGTTGTCCAGGTCACGCGCGCGGCGGTCGGGTGGGTGGGCGGTGATGGTGAGGCGGACGCGGGCGGAGCCGAGGCGCGGCGCCTGATGCATGGCGCAGGCGGCGGCGACCTGGCCGCGGTACTCGCGCGCCTGTCGCGACAGGACGGTCTTCGCTCCGACGCGGCGCCAGTACGTGTTCACGCTCGGTGGCCAGGGCAGCTCGATCGTCGCGCCGGATGAGTGAGCGCCTGGTGAGTTCTCATGGTCATGGCCGACGAGAGTCACGGTGCCCGCCAGGTGGTGCCGCCCTGAGGGATGCGGAAGTTCTTTCCGTGCGTGAACGCGAAGGTCTCGAGGGGCATGAGGCGGTTCGCGATGCGCACCTGTAGGAACTTGCGGAGCTGCTCGGCGGTGAGGTTCGTCGTGATCACGGTCGGCTTGCGGGCGGCCTGGCGGGCTTCGGTGATGAAGTACAGGAGGCGGAGCTCGAGCTTGCCTTCTCCGGCTTCGCCGGCGCCGACGTCGTCGAGGACGAGCAGGTCGACGTCGCTGAGGCGGGTTGTGAGGGCGGCCTCGGTGTCGCCTGTCTCCTGGCCGTAGGCGGCGCGGATGCGCATCGCGGCGCGGCCGATGTTCTCGATCGCGGCGGTGTACCCGGCTTCGGCGGCGGCCCGGATGAGGAGGCACGCGGCTTGCGTCTTGCCGGTGCCGGGCGGTCCGGCGAAGACGGCGTTGTGGCCGCTCTTGATCACGACGGGGATGCGCGTGGCGGCCTGCCGGATGGCGGGTAGCGGGTCGACGAGGTCGAGGTCGTCCCAGGTGACGTCGAGGTACCGGGGCGGGATGCCGGCGGTGGTCATGCGCTGCCGGGCGGCGTGCCGCCGGTCGGCGTCCTCGCAGGCGGCGCAGCGCTTGGCCTTGTCGTGCTCGTCGTAGACCCAGCCGCCTTCGCAGGCGTGCGGCTCGACGGGGGCGCCGAGAAGGGTCACGGTCGTGAGCTCGTCGCGGTCGGTGGCGGTGACCCTGAGGCCCTCAAGGGCGGCCTTGGTCGCGGTGTTCAGTTCCATCGGCCCTCCAGGAACTCGGCGGCGGTGACCTCGCGGTACTCGGCGTCGGCCGCGTCCCCGGTCGGCGACTTCGGCTGCCCGATGACCTTGCGGTAGTACGCGAACGGGTGCTTCAGGCGGGTCTTCTCGAGCGTGCGGCGCAGCGCGTCGGCGACGGCGGCCTCGCCGTGCTCGTCGACGTGCTCGGCGACGGTCTTCGCCCAGGCTGTGAACTGGCCCTCGGAGACGTCGCCGATCGCGCGGCGGAAGTCCGTGAGTGCAGCCCACGCCTCCGGGTGAAGGGTGGCGAGGCGGGAGCCCGGCAGCGGGTCCGGTGGGCGGTCGCGTCGCCGGCGCTGGTAGTGCGTCAGGTCGTCCTGGGTCGCTTCGGCCTTCGAGGGGCCAGGATCCTCCCCCTCCGCCTCCTCGCTCGAGGTCGCTGCCGGCTCGTGGGGGGGTAGGGGGGGTTGTTCATGCACCTGTTCATGCACATGCACATGCACATGTGTCCGTGGAGTTTCCGCGTCGCCCTCCCCGGGTTCTTCCTGGGACCCTTCCTGGGGTTCTCGCGGATTCTTCGCGGATTCTTCGGGGAGATTCCGCGAAGAATCCCGGGCAGGGTGCCGGGGTGGTTCCGGGAGCATGGACTGGCTGCCTTCGTCGGAGGGTCCGGGAAGGTCGCTGGCTGGTTCGCGCTTGTCCGGTTTCGCCATCTCCTGGAACTTCGTGAACTGCGCGATGTGGCTCCGGCGGCCGTTGCGGTAGAGCTCGATGAGCCCGACGCGGGCGAGCTCGAGGAGCCAGCGTTCGATCTGCTCGGGTGTGTACGGCCAGCCTTCGAGGATGCCGCCGAGGATGTGGTGCGGGTTGGCGTTGACGCGGCCTTCCTTGTCTGTGTGGGGCAGGAGGGCGCAGTAGAGCCATAGGGCGCCGGGGTCGTCGGCGAGCTGGTAGGCCTTGTCGCTGCTAGTGATTCGCCGGTGTAAGGGCCGCCACTGTGCCACTGCTATCTGCCTCCGAGTTCTCTCCTGGCTTGGGCGATCGCTGTGTGGATGGCCGCCATGCGGGTTGGGTCGCCGCCGCGGTCGGGGAGGTGCTCGCGGAGACTCATGGCCGGCTCCCGACGCCGACGTGGGCGATCTGGCCGCGTTCGCGCCACTTCCGGCCGGCGTTGCAGGCCGGGCAGCCGAACACGCCAATCACCTCGCCGGGATGCTCGGGGCACGGCTCACCGACCGGCTGCAGGCGGATGGGCTCGTGCCGCTGCGGCGGCTGCCAGCGCTGGGTGGGCTCGGCCTGGGGCACGGGGATGGGCGGGGCGGGTTTCCTGGGCGCCGTGGCCGGCTGTGGGGGCCGAGGCGCCTTGACGGGCGCGTCCTTGGCCGGCTTCTTCGCCGGCGCCTTGGCCTCCTGCGCGCGTCGCGTGACGGCCTTGCCCGCGCGGTTGCGCGAGATCGCCTCGCGCATGCACTCGCTGCGACCGCACGTCCTGCGCCGGCGGAAGTTGTTGAGGCGCTCGCCGGCGTTGCGGGTGAACTCCTCGCCGCAGACGGTGCAGGTTCGGGTCTCGACCGCGGGGCGGGCGCGGGGCCGCCGCGGCTGCGGCGGTGGGGTTGTGGTGTCGGGCGTCGGTGGCCCGATCGGGGTTTCGAGCTGGGCGAGGTCGCGGCCGAGGCCTGCGAGTTCCTCCGCGAACCGGTTGAAGGCGTCGCCGAGCATGCGCGCTTGCCGTTCGAGGCGGTCGTTGCGTTCTTGGAGGCGACGGTGGAGGACGGGGTCGAGGGTCATCGGGCCCCCAGTGCGTCGAGGATGTCGGCGAGGACGGCGAAGGCGATGCCGACGAGGAAGAGGAGTGTGGGGCCGGCGGTGAGGCCGCCGAGGAAGGCGGTGAGGCACTGACCGGTCACCGCTCGCCGCCCTTCATCCGCGCGAGCACGGCTTCCCATTCCTCGGCCTCGGCTTGCCGGCGTTCGTGTTCGGCGTGCGCGCGTTCGGCTTGCTGGTCGCCGATGGCGGCGGCGCGGCATAACCCGAGGATGAACAGGGCGCAGAGGGTGTAGAAGGCGGCGATGCCGGCCCATGCCCAGGCGGGCATCACAGGCCCCCCTGGTTCTTCTCCGCAAGGAAGTTGGCGATCTCGAAGAGCGCCCAGGCGCGGAGGGGGCTGGGTTGTGGTTTTGGTGTGAACGCGTACGCCTTGAATGTGGGTGACCACCGGACGGAACCGACCTGTGTGTCTCCGATGTAAGCCTTCCAGGTGGGGCGCCCGTCGCGGTCCTTCCCTTGCTCGAACTCGACGTGCCGCATCACGTTCTCCATGGGCTGCGGGCGTTGAGGACGGCGCGGGCCGCTGCCTCCTGCGCTTCGACCAGTTCTGCGGCGGGGTCACGCGGCACGAGCCCATGCCCCTCGGTGAGCGCCTTCAGCGCTTGCAGGGCGTCCCCGAGGATCACGTCGGAGTCGTCCGGCTGGGCGGGGATGGTCATGCGGAACCGACCGCCGTGGCAGAGCCGACTCAGTTCCTCCCTGGCGGCGTCGTGCCGGCGGCGCGCCTCCTCGAGCGTGAGGCGGAGCGGCTCGGGCGCGGTCACGACCGGGCCTCGCGGGCTTCGACGTCGCGGCGACGGTCGAGCTCGGCCATGAGCGCGTCGGCGGCGGCGACGGCCTCAGCCGCCCACATGCCTCGCTCTTGCACCGTCGGGCGCAACTTGATGGCGGTGAACATGCTCGCGTAGACCGTCGTGGCGATGCGCTCGCGGCGCTCAGCCCGCTCCCTAGCCTCCCGGGCGCGCCGGTCACGGTCGGGGCTGGTCGCTTCGGCAGCCTGCCGGTTGGCGCGGTCGTTGCAGGCGCGGCACGCCGCCCAACCGTCATCGCGGACCATGCAGTCGGGGCAGGCCGGCCACCCGCACTCGGGGCAGACGTTCTGCGACTCGTTCCGCAGGCCGCCCTCCCCACAGCACGAGCACGTCAGGAAGGCTGCGCCCCTCAGGTCTGGAGCTGGCTCAGTTGCGCCTGGCATCGGCTCTCCCCTCCTGCGTCAGCTGGCACTCGGCGCAGCGGACACCCCACGACACGCGCCGCCGGCGAGCGAGCCGCACGGCGACGCCGCGGCCGGCGGGCACGTCCCGCCGGCAGTCGACGCACTTCCCCGCGAACAGGTTCGGGCGGAGGCTCACGCCGCCTCCTCCTCGGGCGGCAGGATCAGCTCGCCGCCCTTCCACTCGACCTCGCCCCTGGCGAGCCGATCGGCGATCGCGTTGACCTCGACCGCCTCGGCGACCGTCAACTGCGTGAGCGACTTGACGACGACCCCGGCCAGGACGGCAGACGCGAAGCCGTAATGCTCCGTCTGGTCGAGGCCGACGGCGCCGAGCTTCGCGTGCAGCCGCTGCGCCTCGGCCGCGGTGAGCTTCCGCTCGCGCTTGCCCTTGCCGGCCGGCTCTTCGTCCTCGGCCGGCACTGGATCCGCGAAGTCGTCGACGGACAGGGGCGACTCGGCGGACTTCGCCTCGACGTCGGGCTCCAACGCCGCCGGCACGGCCGGAGCAGGCTCCGCGGCCGCAGCCGCCGAGCGCGTCGGACGCGACTCGACGTCGATCACGTTTCCGTCCCCGTCCACGCTCGCGCCGAGCTCCTCGGGCACGTACGCCGTCGTGCCGCCCAGGACGTCCGGGCAGTGCCACCGCACGCCCTGCGAGAGCGCGCGGGCGAACAGCATCGCCTTCGGGTACGCCTTCCACGGNCCCCTGCCGGCGACGCCGGCGGCCTGAGCGTCTTTCATCGAGAAGCTGGACTCGCCGATCGGCTCGCCGTGCTCGAAGAACGCGATGACGCACTCCTGGTCGGTGTGCTTCGTGACGCGGTAGTTGTACCGGCCGCTGCGCTTCACGGCCTGAGCGAGCAGGTTCGCGCCGACGCTCGGCTTGCCGTCGATGAGGTGGATGCCGGTCATGCTCGCGAAGGCTCCGAAGCCCATCTCGAGGCCGGCGAGGACCTTGACGCCTGCCTGGGCGGCGTCGCGGGCGTCCTTGAAGTAGCCGCTACTGGCGAGCATGCCGCTGAGGCGGGCGAGGTCGTCGATGTTGCGAATGGCGATGCCGCCGGTGACGCCGGCGGTCGCCAGCTCGGGGCTCTTCTCGTCAGAACGGGAGTTCGTCATCGGTGTCTCCTCCCATAGGGATGGGTTGTGGCTTGGGTGCATCCACGAGGGGCTCGGTGGGCCGCACGACGAACGCGGTGATCGGGACGGTGCCCTCGCCGCCACAGCGGTCGCAGGCGACGAGGCGCTCGAACGGGACGAAGGCGTACCCGCGCTCGACGCCGGGCCCGTAGAACTCGACCTGCACGCGCTCCCCCTCGCAGGCGGGGCACGTCTCCTCCCCCACCTGCTCGACGCCGGCGTCGAAGCCGGGGCCGAGGGAGGCGGCGAGACGGTCGAGGACGGGAGAGCCGGTCATCGGGTGGCCACCGACTCGAGGACGCGGACGCCAGTGAGCGTCCTCAGCTTCGCGAGGCTCGGCAGCGGCCGCCACACGTCGCCCATGGAGACGGCGACGCGGCTTCCGTCGGCGAGCACCCAGTCGTTGCGGTCGAGGCGCGCGCGGGTCGGCGCTGGAGCGTCTTGCAACCACACTTGGACGGCCTCGCCCTCGTCGGGCAGGCGCGTGAGGATCTCCGTCCACTCCCTGCGGCGACGGGCCATCACGCGGGCCTCTCGTTCACGACGCGTTGCAGGTCCGCCAACGCCTCGCCCAGGCCCTCGCCATTCCTGGCGGCGGCGAGGACGGCCTTCGCGGCCCGCTTGAGGCGGTCACGTTGCTCCCGCACGGCGCCCAGCTCGCCCATGAAGCCGAACACCTCGTCGGACTCGAGGCAGACGGTCGGCGCGCGGCGCGTCACCGTGGCCACCCGAGGCGCTGGGCGAGCGCGTCGTTGATCACGACGGCCAGGAGGCCGACGACGATCACGGCCAGGAACGGCTTGAGGAGGCCGAACATCACGAGATGCGCTCGTGCCGGTTGGTCGTGAGACCCACGGGCCGGTCGGCCTTGCGGCGGCCGAGCCTCAGGAGGTCGTCGAGCGCCCGGCCTGCCGCGTCGAAGAACACCTGGGCGAATCCGCCGCGACCCTGCTTGGTCATGGCGACCTCGGCGTGCTCGGTGAGGCGCCGCGAAGCGCGCGCGACACGGGCCGGCTCACGCTCGAACGTGACGGTCTTCGGCTTCGCGCGCTCGGCGAACTTCACGTCGGCCAGGAACTCGATCTCACGCCTCATGGCCGCGGCCTCAGCCGCGCAGCCCCGGGCGAAGTGCGCGTTGCCGCGGTCGCTCCAGAACAGGGCGTCCTGCTCGAGCTGAGCCGCCTCGCGCGAGAGCTTCGCGAGGCGCTCATCGGCCCCCCGCTGGTCTAACGCCCGGCTCATGCGGGCCGTTCGACCGTCTAAGGTTCGGCTGGTACGATGCATCTGGATCTCCGTTTCTCCGCCGGGCATGGCGGGCTAGGGACCTAGGCGCGCCGTGCTGGGCGCGCCTTCCTCACGCTTGGGGTGGTGAGCCCCAGCGCTTCGGCGATGTCGTCGTCGATCTCGTCGTCCTCGAACGCGAGCTCTTCCCGCGCGCGTTGCTCCTGGTCCTTCTGGAGGCGGGCGCGTTCGAGCTCGTTCAGGACGAGGTCGCGGATCGACTGGTATGGGATGAGGCTGTACTTGCCGAGCCTGATGGCGTGGAGGCTGCCGTCGCGGAGGCGTTCGCGGATGCACGTGGGCGTGACCGAGAGGAACTCGGCGGCTTCCTTGACGGTGAAGGTCTTGGCGGGGTCGGGTGGCTGCTCGAACTTGGCGAGCAGCGCCGGCAGCTCCCGCTCGAGGGACGAGCGCACCGCCTCGGCGACCAGGTGCTGGATGGAGGCGTCGAGGCTCACAGGCTGACCTCCTCGGAATCTAACAACACTGATGTTGATACACCGAGCGCAGCAGCAAGGCGCTGCAGCGTTTCGACCCGCGGCATCTTCTCGCCAGCCTCAAAGGCGCTGATCGCACTTTGCCTGACACCGACGCGATCTGCGAGGTCCTGCTGGGACAGTTGCTGGTCGGTGCGAAGGCGCCTGATGCGGTCGCCAAGCGTCGAGACGTTATCACTCATGCTGTTAGAAGAGTACACGCGCCGGCGGAGGGTTGTCAACACTGTTGGTGATGTGCCAAGCTAACACCGTGGGTGATGCAACGCTGCTGCTGATGCCGATCGACGAGCGAACCAACCGCGCCGTTCTCGCCCTACGCCGTCGACTCAAGGAGCTAGGACTGACCCAGACCGAGCTTGCGCTACGCGTCGGACGCGTCCAGGGCTGGGTAAGCAGCAGACTCTTCCTAGATCCCGACGCGACCCTCAGACACCTCGCCTACAAGGACCCCGACACCCTTGCGAAGCTACTTGACGCACTGCAATGGTCTCTTGAGGAGCTGAACCGGTCCACGGGCCTGGACATACCGACCTCGCAGGGGTTGCGAGATGAGGTCCAGCTGGACACCGAGGACCTGAGGGGAGGGACCCGGGCCGTGCCGGTCTACGACATGCTCTCAGCCGGCCCGGGAAGCGACGGGGGCACCGTGATCGACGTCATCGACATCCCCGCAGCGTGGGAGGGGCACTACGCCGCATACGAAGTCGTCGGCGACAGCATGGCGCCAGACATCCCCGACGGCGCCCGCGTCGTCGTCAGAGTCCAGGACTACGCCAGCCCCGGGAACGAGGTCGTCGTCTGGGTACCCGAGCACGGCATGCTCGTCAAGCGCCTCGAGCGAATCACGCCCGAGGGCGACGTCGTCCTCACCAGCTACAACCCGGAGTTCAAACCCATATGGGCGCGCGACGTGCGCATCTACGGAGTCGTCGTCGAGGTCAGGCTCCGCCGCAAAGTCATCAACGGCAACCACGGACCGAACTGAGGCGCGGAAGAGGAAGCGAGGGGGCCCGCATGACAGTTGCAGTACCGACGAAGCCCGGCGTACGCCGGAAGTGGTCTACGATGACGTCACACCCGGGGGGCGAAGGGAGCGCGATGGCTCAGCGGTTCAGGCCCGACCAGTTGCTCGGGCAACTCAACGAGCTCGAAGCCAAGCACGCCCCTGCCACGCTCTTCACCGCCGGATGCCCGAACCTCCTGAAGCGCCACCCCAGGGTCTCGATCGTCGGCACCCGCACACCGACCGTGGGAGGCAGCGAGCTCGCAGTCGACGTCACGCTAGCCGTCATCGAGCACGGCGGCATCGTCGTCAGCGGCCTCGCCAAGGGCATTGACACCGTCGCGCTGACCACCGCCATCGGCATGGGCGGACAAGTCGTCGCGGTCATCGGCACCCCCCTCGACCGCGCCTACCCCGCCGAGAACGAAGAGCTGCAGGACCTCATCGCCCGGAACCACCTGCTCGTGTCCCAGTTCGCGCCCGGAACCCGCACGGGCCGGCACTCCTTCCCGCTCCGCAACCGCACCATGGCGCTCCTGTCCGACGCGACGATCATCGTCGAGGCGGGCGAGACGAGCGGCACACAGCACCAAGGCTGGGAGGCGATCCGCCTCGGCCGCATGCTCCTGCTGCCCTCCAGCCTCATCGAGCGCGGCGTCACCTGGGCAGCCAAGATGCTCACATACGGCGCGCAGCTCTACCAATCAGGGGCCGACATAGCCGCCTACCTCGACGAGCAGCTTCCCACTGCCGATAACATCGGCGCCGACGTGGCGGAAGTCCTTGCGCCGGCATGACCTCTTAGTCGCCTCCTACTACCTGAATCCCACTAACCCCTCGACGGAGGCCGACCACAGAGCCAAGAACCTCGTCCGGTATGCCCTCAAGGACGGGAAGCCTGAGTTCATGCAGGCCGTAAGTGACGTGTCCCGCAACCCTCGCTATCGACGCGCGTTAGGCGAGGTCCTCGATGACGCGGGCATCCTGGTTCCCGTACCCAAGAGCAGCTTGCACTCGGAGGGCAGCCTCTGGGTGCCGCACGAGATAGCGCTCCTCCTACGCAGGAACGGCATCGGAGAAGACGTCCAGCTGCTGCTTGAGCGCCATACTGCAGTTCGCAGGTCCAGTCTGATTCGAAGCGCCGCCGAGCGTCCATCGGCACAGGAGCACTACAACTCGATGCGGGTCGTCGGCACGCTGTACAGGCCCAGGCGCGTAACACTCATCGATGATGTAGTGACGATTGGCCGCACGTTGATGGCGTCTGCCCTACGGATCTCCGATGCGTTCCCAGGAGTCGAGGTGCGAGCTCTTGTAGTGGCGCGTTCCGTGCGGCACACAAGCCTGGCGACGCTCCAGGAGATGCTCCGCCCACTGGTGGACACCTACTCCATGGACGAGTCCGGCCGGATCGACCACGGCCCTCCCTATTAATGGCTACCCGCCCGCTGAAGAGCACCGCCAAGCTCTGGCCGCAGGCGCCGGGCCCGGCCCAGAAGTACCGGGACCGAAAGCGCATTACACTGCCCACGGGCGAGCGCCGAGACGTCGTCGGGTACGGCCCCACCAAGGCCGCCGCCACCGCCGACCTCTACAACAAGGTCGAACAGCTCCTCGCCCAGGCCGCGGCCGCCGCCAAGCCGATGACCGTCACCCAGGTCATGGCGCGCCTGGTCCAGCACAAGCGCAACGTCAAGAGCCGCAAGGCCAAGACGATCTTCAACGACCTCGACCTGTTCAAACGCCACATCCGCCCCTACATCGGCGCCAAGCCCATCACCGACGTCACCCTCGACGACCTCGAAGCCATCCAAGCCCGGCTGACCAGAGCCGGGAAGTGGCGCACCGCCGAGCTCGTCACCATCCAACTCAAGAGCCTGTACAAGCACGCCCTCCGCCACTACCGGGCCGACATCCGCGCCGGCAAGGTCCACCTCTTCGACCTCACCGAGGACCTAGAGCAGGTGCAGCGACCCGCCGGCGCCAAGCGCACCCCAGGCCAAGCGTGGACCGTCGACCAGCTCAAGGCGTTCCTCGCCGAGGCCAAGGCCGCGTACGACAACAGCAAGAGCAACCTTCTCTNCCCCGTCTTCCACACGGCCATCGCCGCTGGCCTGAGGCGGGGCGAGCTCCTCGGCCTGCGGCGCAGCAGCCTCGTCGAGACCCCAGCCGGCGCGTACCTCGCCATCCGCGAACAGCTCGTCTACTACGACGGCAAGCACCACTGGGACACGCCCAAGAGCCAGAGCGGCGTCAGGGACGTGCCCATAGGCCCTGAGCTCGTCGACGTCCTCAAGGCGCACATGGCCAAGCTCGACAAGGTCGCGGCCGAGAACCCGAACTGGCGCGAGACCGNCCTCCTCTTCCCCAGCTACAACGGCCTGCCCCTGGAGCCGGGGAACCTGTACCGGGCGCAGGCGAGGATCGTGGAGAAGCTTGGGCTGCCGCGGGCGCGGCTGCATGACCTGCGCGCCCTCTACGCCACGTACGTGACCAAGGAGCTGGTCAGGCAGGCGAGGTACAGCCCGAAGATCGTGCAGCACGTCCTCGGTCACTCGCACCCTGGCGTGGCCCTGGAGCACTACAACCGCGTGGTCGGCGAGGACCTGGCCGCGGCGGTCTTCGACCCCGTTCCGGGCGGCTCGTTGGATATTTCGTTGGATAAGTCGGGCAAAGAGAAGGACGCGACCTCGGCAGAAGTCGCGTCCTAG